AAAACGTCGTGGCCGCTTCCTGCGCCGCAACACCGGTTAAGCCTAAATTTTCTTGGATAACATGGATTGCGGAATATACGTCTCCAAGATTATCAAGGTTATATTCAACGCCGGAAATGGCCTGCGCATCTTTTAAAAGGCGCTCCATCTCTGTTTTCGTGCCGCCATACCCCAACTTGAGGTTATCGAGCATGGTGTAGTTCTGCTTCGCAAAACCGGCGTAAGCCGTCTGCACGGCAGAAATATCCGTGCCCATCTTGGCGCTGTTATCTGCCATGTCAAGAATAGCAGTGTTGGCCGCCTCGACGGCTTTCGTGGTATCCCCACCAAACGCGGATTTTAATGATGCACCGAATGAAACGGCCTGCTCTGCATAGTCATTCGCTGAGATGCCGGCCTTTGCAGCCTCGGCAGCGTAGTTCTTAGCCGCGTCGGCCGCATCGCCATACAGCGTGTCAAGGCCACCGAACGATTGCTGCAGATCTGCTCCGGCCGATAGCGCTTCTTTCACGACAGTGCCAATTCCTGCCGCCGCAATAGCACCCTTGATGGCTCCGGCGATATTAAGGCCTGCGGACTTACCCGCCGCGGTGCTTTCGCCGCCTAATTCCTTAGAAATAGCCGCGGAAACGCCTTTAGCGGATGGCATTATTTGCACATATGCTGTTCCTAACGTAGTTCCCGCCATTTTATGTCTCCCATTTTTTCCTTGCCGCCTCGTACTCTTCCACCGTGGCGAATACTTCCGGCTCATCCTCGGTCTCTTCCGGTGCGGTCAGCTGTTCAAGAATCGACTTCGGCTTGTTCTGCCCTTTTGCGCCATCCTTGGTTTGTTGCCAGACCAGAACGCCGAGCCGGTCCGCAATCGCTGACAATAAGATTATTTCTGCACTGAATTTTGAGCCGGCCAAAAGCATTTTTATGCGGGAATCATCCCGAAGGCCAACCGCAAGAATAGCAATTGTCTTAACCGGCAGTTGCCACATGTCGTATATGTGGTACGTTTCGGCAAAATCGCATATCAAGGCGTTTTCGCCCTTTGCGATCATCGCGGCAAGGATTATAAGTTTTTTACTTCTGATTCACCCGATTTTGTAGCGTTGAAAATTTCCGTAAGTTCTGCAAGGACCTTTTTCGAGGATACGCGCCCATTGTCGCGGCAATGCTCGTAAAGTGTTTTTTTCTGTTCAGCGCCAAGCAAGAGCATTAACACGGTCGGAATACTCCGCAAATCGCCCTTGTCAATGTTGATCAGCCCTTCGAGCAGTTCCATGTCATCTTTAGCCTCTTCCGGAATCTCAAAGCTGAAACCGCTTTTAGTCGTGCCTGTTATCATGTGCCCCTCCCAAATGATTATTTCTTGATATATTCTTTGTATGTGTCACCGTCCGCGCCTGCCAGCGCAGTAAGCGTGACCGGATACACGACCGCGTCGGAATCCTGATAAACGACATCGCCGATTGCCGTTACTTTCGCATCCGGAAGCACGATACGCTTTTTGGCGCCGCCACGGAGCGCAAGTTCGATGACATACACGTTTTCGTCAAGGTCGGCAGTGTTGCCGCGGACCGTAAGGCCTGCTTCAATAGATCCGGACACGTTATCTTCGCCGTTTGTGACCTCATACGTAATCGCGTTTAGAATCTCGATAAGACCAAAAGCGAATGTATCCGTTTTTTCCTCAACAAACGAAAGCACCGGATCTCCGCCCCATGCACGGTATGTCGTGCTGGTCATGTCGGTTGTTTTCGTTACGCCGCCTTCCGCGATGTATCCAAGCGACTCAAAAGCATCTGCAAGCGCTGTCGTGGCGTCTGTCGGAAGCGTTGTGCCGAGCGGTGCGCGATAAATGCCGCCTGTTACTGCAGGTTTGCCGACAGTAACGTTCGTAGCTGTATTAGCCATGGCTTGTTCCTCCTAAGGTTAATAATGGGTAATGTTAAAAACTGCCTGGTACCGGTGCTCTTTTGTCTCTTCATTGGGGAAATTGTATTCCGAGTTAAGATAAATTCCCCCAATCGAATCAAGTTCGATTGCCTGCAAAACTGCCGTCATAACTGATTCGTGCAAAACTGCAGCCTTATACTGCGATTCTGCAACCGACTGCACAGCAAGCGTTGTCTGCCGCACATGGTTTTCGAGACTGCCGCCGGTGCGCTCAATCACTACGTAAGTAGGTTTGCGCTCGGCAGGCTGTTCGATATATACCGGTACCGTTACTTTTGTTAATAGATAATTCCGGATAACTTTCTCGATCATTTGCCACCTCCAAGCGCTTTTAACAGCGTATTGTTTTTGCTGTTGTCCAAGCGGGCAAGATAAGACTTCGCAGAGATCCGGACTTTCGCTCGTTCTTCTGTCTGGGATATTTCCATTTCATAACCCGCCGGAAGCTTAGACATGACTTGATCGCCGTACCTTGCAAGTACGTTCTGCATTTCACTGCTTTTCAGCAAGGCGCCGACCCCGGAATAATTGACTTTAAACGTCACTTTTCCCAAAGTCCTCACACCTCACCTTCATATGCCACGGTGTCGGGATGTTCGCTTCGATGCCCGTAATTGGTGCGCCGAATGTTCGCACGGTGTGTTCAATGCCGTATGCATCAGTCCATGATACCTTTCGGTTTTCCCAATTATGAGAATCGCCTTTAGGGATTCCGAGCATGTAGCGGATGACGTGCCCGCCGTATAACTGCGTGCTTGACGTGATATCATCGGTTGACGGCTCACCGATCAGAACATTTTTTACCGTAACGGGCGTTTCCTCGACGATATCCACGCCGAACGGATCCTGCCCCGTTACAGCCTCTTCCCAAAGGGTAACAGTTGTTCCTCTCATGTGCTCGCCTCCGCCAATTCCTGCACGGGACTGTACGAGCCTATGCGATTAGCCACGCCAAGCATAGATTTTTCGATTTTTGACAGGTACAATTCGCCGTTCGCGCCGTTTGTGAGCATCCATGACTGTGAGTAGCCGAGCCCGCTCATGCTCCCCTGCGTGGCACCGATCGGGAACCCGCTTTCGGAACCATCGCCCAGCGCACGAACGACCATGCGGCAAGATACTGTGTTCTTAGCGGCATCCGATGCAGTCGAATGGTAGCTGTCAATAAGGATCGCGGCATCATCAAGCAGAGTGCTGCATACGACTTGCTCATCCTCGCTCATTTGGCGCGTCATGCGCTTCTGAACGTCTTTTACCGATGCGTAAGCCATGCCCTCGCCTCACTTTCTTTTTGTAGTAGTCCTTTTTGCCGCTGTCGTAGCCTTTTCGGGCTTCTTAGCCACGGGAGCCGCGGCAGGGACGTGCCCCGCCGCTTTATATTCTTCTGCCCGTTCATCGGCTACAAACATTTTGCTTCCCGTGAATTTGTTTACGAATTCGACCATATCAAGCCGTGATCTTATTGAACACGGTAAGGTCGGCGCGGAAACCGATTTCGATTTCAGCGCGAACCGCGAACATATTCTGCTGGAACAGATTAATGGTTGTGTTGCCATCAACGAGGGTCGCATCAGACGAATAATCGATCACAACGCCCTCAACGGTGCCATACATGGCCTGAGTCCAGTCACCGGCAAAGCCAAGAACATTCGGAGTGCCAGAGACAAATGCGCCTTTGCTGACTTCAGTTCTTGCGCCGAGGATCATCGGGATTGCACCTTCAGCGACATTGTTAATGAACAGCGGACGTTCATTTCCGTCAACGGCGCCGAGAAGAGTCCCTTTGCCCTGAGGAGAAAGGACAAAGCCGTTCAGAATGCCGCCATGTGTAGCAATGTCCGTGTCAGCAGCGACAAGTGCCGCATACGGATCCGTGCTAAGCGACTGAGCTGTCGCGCTTGCAAATGTGTCAAAATCAGATCCCGGAGCCTGCACAGCGCCGGAAACAGTCTGATCAAATTTATAAGCCAGAGCGCCGGGAATTCGCTGTACGATCGCATCATACAGAGAAGCGACGTCACGTCTGAACTCATTAGAGAACGGGACGATAACCGCCAGCTTATAAGCTCTCATGATCTTCGTCTCAAGAGACGGATCGGAAACGGTCTTTGCGCTGGTCTCTCCAACCCATGCCGCTACAGGGTCACCGGTAATTACATTGATAGCCGTTCCGCGTCCCGGAAGAGCAATCTGACGACTGAGCTTCATAACAGCGGAAGCGTCCTGTGTTTTCTGAAGAATCTCCTGAGAGAGTTCTACCGGAAGATCGACTGAAGTTCTGTTTGTGGGAACACCTACGAGTGCCATAAATTAACCTCCTGAAATTTAGTTCCATGCCTGTTGCACCCATTCAGCGAACTTTTCTTTGTTCGACTTCTGGGGTTCAATGTGATGTGGTTCACCGCCATCTTTTACAGCCGGATAAGATGATTTCTTTGCATATTCTCTGATGCTGTTTGCCTGTGCCTGGCATTCCTCTTCCGTGTCGAAAGTAAGCATTGACGCCGGAACGCCGGTCTCGTTTGCCACCTTTTCGCGAAGCGTCCGAATGCTTTCGGCTGCCTTCATGGTGTCAAGTTCGGTCTGCAGAGCATTCGCCCTGTCTGTGACCGCCTGCAGGTCTGTAACGCTGGCCCTCAAGGACTCCAATTCCGTGTTTGCCGCTGTGAGCTGCCCCTGCAGTTCGTCAAAATTCTTTTTGGCTGCATTAATGTCGTTCCCGTTGATGTTCATAATCGCGCTGATCTGCTCGTCGGTGGCATCGGGAAACTGTGCTGTGATGTCGGTTCGTTTCATATTTATTCCTTTCCCGGTACGCTTTTTACGGGGTTGCATCCCATCCGTTTGCATATTTACGACTGCCGTCAAATATCAAAAAAAGCAGGCATCATGTGATGTCCGCTTCTTCTGCTTTAGATGATTCTATTTCTTTTCGTTTTTCGTAAGCATCGCGCTTCTGCGCGTTTATTTCGTCCTTGTTTTTCTTGTAGAACTGCCGCCGCATAGCGTTTATCTTGTTTTTCGATGTCGGCGCCTGTCCTTCTTCAAGCGGCGCGTTATCGTACATCTTTTTGTACTGTTCCGGCGAATATCCCGCCACCGTTGAACGGTTATCAAACCTTACAGCGTACATACAGTCACAATTGCCGTGAATGTGTGCCGCGTGCGTGCCAACTGTTTTTTCATTTGTAGCCCATGACCAACCGCGGGATGCCAGAGCGATGCAATATGCGCAGGTATCGCCGCGGGAAACCCACGCCAATTGCGCGTTATCCCGTCGTGCGTTCTGCAATGTGGTATCTGCCGCTGCTCTTTTTGTAAGCCGGCTTACTGTTGCACCGAGGTATTCCGCATTCTGGGAGAATTCAAGCGCACTGCGTAATGCCGAATTTACTTCGTGGTAAGTTGCGACCGCTGCAGGATCCGCCGGAGCAAGTGCCATACCGGAAGCAATCGCGGCATCGTCGTACATTTCAGCCGCCAAAGCCGCCGCCGCTTCGCCGTACTTCGCAGATAGGCTGTACGCGTAATCGACAAGCTCTTGTATGGTCTGCTCGTTCAGATCCTCACGAAATAACCCGTACCGCTCAATAAATTTCTGCTTTACGGTGCTGTCGATTTTGTCGAAGGCTTTTAAAAACCTGTCCCACGATTTGCGGCTGTACAAGGTCCGCTGTAAAGCGCCATCAAGCGAGGGCATCAGACCTCACCTGCCAATTCCTCAAGCACCTGCGTGCCTCTCACGCGGGCTTCCTGGGCGCGGATACGGCGTATATCTGCCTGGTCAAATCCGATCATTTCCGCAAACACATCCGTACCGGCAAATTCAGGGCGGACAGAAGCAATCTTAATGGCCGCGTCAGCCGTCACAGCAACCGAAGGCATAGCCGGGTTCTTAAAGTGCGCGATTATATCCCGCTGAGCATCTGACAGCTCGTCAATTGTCATGTCAT